CTTGGTGGATGGGCCTGATGGGAGTATAGCGGTAGTGAAAGGGCTGACGGAACATGCAGGGAAAGGGATTATTCCACTTCCGTTCCATCAGGTTCCTCCAGAGAAGGGAGAGTTACTGAGTATCTTGCAGCAGATCTTTGACAGGTCTGTTGGTACTCCTCAGCCTCAGCAGATGCCTAAGGTGGATACTGCTACAGAGGCTAGTATAATGGAGAAGAGGAATACGGCTAGAGAGAATAGACGATCTGGGCTGATGTCAGACTTTCAGATTCGTAAGGCTAGAAAGATGTGGCAGCTGATTACTCAGTTTAGGCCCTCTAAGTTGTTCCTTATAGATAAGCAAGCTCCTAAGTTTGCTCAGGTTACAGCGGAGATAGCTAGAGGAGAGTATTTGTTTACGATGGATGTAAGCTCTCACTCTACAGCGGTGTCTGTTGAGAGGTCTCAGTGGATGGACCTGCTTAACCTGTTTGCTGGTCTTACGCCTGTCATGATTCAGAGCTTTGGAATGCCTCCTAATCTGCCTGAGATAGCTAGGAGGTTGTTGGTTAGGGGCTTTAGTGAGAGGGTGGTGGAAGAGATACTGCCTATGCTTGAGCAGGCCGCCAATACAATGCAGCAGGGTGGGGGTGCTCCTGGACAGAATGGGCAAGTAGATGAACAAGGGAATCCTATACCTCCTGAGGATGCTGCGCAGGGAGCTGTAGTGGAAGGTAGGCAAGTTGGACAGGGAATAGGTCCTTTGGATAGAGATAGCTTTCAGAACGCGACTGTGAATGAGGGTAAACAAACAGGCAATGCGGTGACTGGATAAAGATATGCCTAAAACCGCTACTCCTGATCTTTCTCATGGCGCGTTGATGTCTAGCACTGACATGAAGGATCTTAGCTCTAAGAAGAAGCCTAAGTGTAAGATACATGTTAGAATTCCTAAGAAGACTAAGAAGGCTATAAAGAGAGGTTTGAAGTAATGCCTACTTATACATTTGAGTGTTCTAAGTGTAAGCTTAGAGAGGACTTACTTCGGTCTGTAGAGGATAGGAATATATCTTGGCAATGCCCAGCTTGTCACGAGCAGATGAACAGAGTTCCTGAGAGGTTTAGAGCTGACACATTTACTCCTCACTTTGATGAGGGTTTGGGCTCAGATGTGTACTCTAAGGCTGACAAACGTAGGATAATGAATCACTTGGGTTTGATTGAGTCTGGGGATAGGGTAGGTGGAGCGATCAATCTGGACAAGCATGCTCCTCATACGGTCGGACGTGGGCCATTGCAGGGAATTAGGCATGAGTCTCATCCTGAATTAGATGAGAAGGTTGTAGAAGTTGTAGATGAGAAAGGTAAGACTGTAGACAAAACTAAGGTTGGGGATCTGCCTTCTGGTTTGGATAGTGTAAATTGGAGTGAGAAAGATTAGTATAGAGAAGTACTTTTTTCACCTTCTACTCACAGAGCGAAGGAGCGAGTAATGTCAGAAGTAGTTAGGGGCGATACCGGGGAACTAGAGGATGCTAGTTTCCAGTCTGCTCTAGATCAAGAAGCAGAGCAGTGGGGCGAAGACGATCTAGATACGGATGCAGTTTTGGAGGGGCTAGAAGGGGGTTCTAGTTCAGGATCAGAGCAGGGTTTTGGAGGGGAGAGCGACGCAGTTAGAGCTATGCCTACGGATAAGTTTATGGACTGGCTCGACGATAATAATCCCGAGGGCGCTGCTACGGCGAGAGCTATGCAGCGAGAAATGTCTAGGAATATAAACGATACAAATGCTCTTAGATCGGACATCTTGGACGTGAGAGAGCAAATGTTAGATTATATGGGTGGTGAGAATTCTTCCTCAGGCGAGACAAATGAGGAAGACGCCTATGCATTACCCGAGGGAGTGACCGAAGAACATGTAGAAATGTTCAATAAGCTAGCCGATCATTTAGGCTTTGTCCCTAAGTCAGCCCTGGAAGCTGAGGGTGCAGAAGTGGCAGCTACCGACTACACTCAATCCGCTATGCAAGAAGGGGTTGAGCTGTATGGGGATAACTTTGGCACAGTCGATGAAGATGGTGAGGTCACACTAAATCCAGAGATTCAGGCTAGGCTGGACAAAAGACTTGACTCTCTGCAGGATCCGACTAGGGGAGTTACTCCTTTAGACATTTTTAGGCTAGAGTTTCCTGGCCTAGGAGCTCCTGCAGACAGTAGATCTGCTAGAACCACTTCTCAACGCCGGCCTTCTAGGCCTGGTGTTGTGAGAAGGACTACTGGTACCGGCAGGTCTCCAGTTAAGATTTTTGATCCGGCCAAAAACGAAGATCCAAGTTTGATCTTGGATCGCGCGTGGGCATTAGCAAAATCTAAGTATACTAGCTAAAGGATACTATCCTTTGTTTAATAGAGAGGTAAGTGATGGCTGTAGGTGATGCGAACCCAACAATTGTATGGGGGCCGCTACTTTCATCTACCTTGATGGAATACCTTAACAGTGGATCGCTTTTGAACCAAGTTCATAATCGATCTCCATTGTTGAAGTACCTTCGAGGTAGCAACCGGATCAAAACCCTTACTGGTGGTGAGAGGATTAAAGTCCCTGTCATGTACGAAGACAGTGGCAATATCACTCACTATGCAGGCCTTGAATCCTTTGATCCTAGTGGTTATGATGGAATCACGAATGCGTTCTATGATTGGAAGCAGACTGCTGGTATGGTAGTCATATCCGGTCTTGAGAAGAGATCTAACCAAGGTGAGAACAGGGTTAGGGATCTGGCTAAAGACAAGATCATGCAGACTGAGTCCGGTCTGGCCGATACACAGGCTACGGATGCGTACAGTGATGGCACGGCCAACGGGTCTAAGCAGACCACGGGCCTTGCTGCCATGATAGCTACTACCAATACATCTGGTACGTACGCAGATATTAACTTTGGTAACAACACAAAGTGGCGTAACCAGGTGATTACTGGAGTGGGTAATGGAGCTGTTAATCTGATACCTAACCTTCGTACGCTGTATAATGATTGTATAGAGATTGCTGGAGTTAAGGGTCAGCCTGATGCTATATTTACTACTCAGACTGAGGCCGAAACTCTCGAGGCAGTTATTACTCCTGCTGTCAGGTATTCTCCTGGTGGCGATGGGGAGCTCAGTATTAAGCCTGTGTACCGAGGAGCTTCTATCAACTGGGAGGCTAAGTGCCAGTCAGGTACTCTCTATGTACTCAACTCTAATCATATCTTCTACTTCGTGCATCGGGAAGCTAATTTCTCGATGAACCCTGAGGGCTTCCAGCGGCCAATTAACCAGGATGCACTCGCAGCGCAGATCCTTTGGCAGGGCAATATGGGAACTGATCTGCGGGCTAGCCTTGGTAAGCTGACCGGGATTACTTAATAGGGAGGGCCTTATGGCTGTCGGAGATATTTCTAGGGATACTGGCTCCCCTAAGATTGCTGGGGGTATGAGGGTACTAACAGGTACGATCGAGCTGGATGATGCAACTACCGCTTTTGCTTTGGTAGACACAAAGTCCAGGCTATTGGATGTTCAACTGATTGATAATGATGGAGTTGGTACGGCTTCCTGTACTATTAACGTGAATGCTTCAGGGACAGCTACTAACGGCTCTATCTCTGCCTTCGGGAATCATCAGTCTGTTGACACTTACCGTTTCTTAGCCCACTACATTTAGGAGTGAATTCGCATGTGGATGCAGCAAGTCAATAAAGACGATCCTGAGCGGGTATGGCTAAACATCACGAACCGTGATGGGCAGACCATTAGCGCTCACTTTCCAGTCTTTAAGTTCCTTTCCCTTGGTAACACTGCTTCTGTTAGCACGAACGAAGGTGGCTCTAGGGAGGCTATTGTCTCTGGAGTCGTGGCAGATGCAGCAGGGAGTCTTATCGGACTCGCCTACGAAGATATAGCCAATAACGCTCGTGGAGTTGTTCAGGTGTATGGTTACCACGAATCAGTGTTGGTTATGAGGATTCCTACAAGTGTGACTGTTGTTCCTGGTCACTCTGTTGGCCCTGGCAATATGGCCATAGCTAACTCTTTGGGTATGAGCTCTACAGGGAATGATCAGACTTTCCCTTACGGGCCGGTGGTAGCACTTGACACCATTACAGCTACCATGCACTCGCTCGGCACTGTTGGCGCTAACTACGCTAATCATGTGTTTATTCGTTGTTTGTAGGAGGTAAGAGTGACGGGAAGGAGGGCCACCTGATCGACAGGTGGTTCTTCTTCTCCTCTGTTGAATATTTCAACCGAGTATAAAAATGAGCACTTTGTTCGATCAGCATCTCCCGGATACTAGTGAGAAAAAGTGGCCTTGGATCTTGAAGTGGTTAGCTCCTCACGATGGTAGGGATAGGAAGAATCTCCTAACGTCTTGTTCATGCGGGCGGATTATGTGGATGGATTCTTCTGAGAAGATACGTAAGCACCATACAGGTCATAGAATGGTAGTTTGTGAGCAGGGGAACGCTTGGCAGTTTTTTAAGATGAAGACTGGATTACTTAAGTGTAGGACCTTGGGCGAGCTGTTCAGAGACATAATGGAGAGGTCTAAAGAATGAAACTTATGATAGGATTGCCTTGGTACAGTGGGCCAGATGATAGTACTTTCCCACTGTATTTTGACCAGATGAGTTACTATGGTGGGTTGAGGGAGAGGACTTTGTGGAGGGATAAGTTGGGGCATGATAAGTTTATGGAGCTTCTGCCTACTATGCCCCCGTTGGATATGATGCCGGGAAAAGATGGAAGCGCTGATCCTACGGAAGAGGATTGGAAGCGGCTTGGCAAGTTAGAGCTTATGATCTCGAATTACTCTAGGCTTAGCTTGGTGGGGAAGGCTAGAGAGTATATAGTAGATATGTGTTTAGACTGGGACGCGGACTATTTGCTTTGGTGGGATTCGGATATGAGGTTTGACCACTCTACGTTTTTGAGGCTGTTTAGGCATAACAAGCCTGTGGTGGGAGCTCTGGCTTTTACCGCTCGGCATCCTATTCATCCTGTTATGTATAGAGTTATAGAGAAGTGGGACAGTATTAATAAGTTGGATATGATAGAAGGTAGTGATATTGTTTTAGACTATCCTAAAGATCAGTTGGTGGGTAATGAGGAGGTTAAGGGTAAACTAGCCATGGGCGCGGCTATGACGCTTTATGATATGAAAGTGTTTAAGCAGATTCCTAAGCCGTGGTTTTCTAGTACTGGATGTGGAGAGGACTTCTTCTTTAGTGTTAGGTGCCATAAGTATAATATACCTATATACATAGATACTGCTGTGAAGACTCAGCACAAGGAGCATAGTCCTAGGTGGGCAGATGAGGAATCATATTGGCGCGAGAGAGAGGTAGCTAGAGATAGTTACGTTGCACAGTTTGGAAATAATGTAGGACATATTAAAGATGGTGAAGTGGTACAGGGTAAAGATATAAAGCAGCCATCTAGTAATAATAAGCCTGAAGATATGGGAGTAGCTATGGAAGGGATGGTACGCTAAATGGAACCCTTACTTACTATAGCTATCCCTACATATAATAACTACCAGCAGTTGTACTGGTGTTTATGTAGCTTAACATTGCATACAGATTATCCATACAAGATTATAGTGATTAATAATTGCCTTGAGAATGCCTCTAGGCTGGAGACAGCAGTTGAGAATTGCAACTTTGATAAGATAGAAGTGGTACATGCCAAGAAGAATGAGGGTTGGATAGGGGGAATTAACCTAGCTCTTAGCATGACTGATACTAAATTCTTCTGTATGATGAACGATGATGTGCTGTTTTTGCCTCATAGCAATGCGTTTTGGAGGGTTTTAACTGAGCACTTTAATGATCCAGAGGTAGCTGCTGTAGGTCCTTGTAGTAATTATGTAGCTGGAGTACAGAATCTGTATGATATAGGTACAACACCTTTGATTACAGAGACTAGTCTTTTGATAGGCTTCTGTATGTTGGTTCGTACGCAGTTGATGAAAGACATAGGAGGCTTAGATGATCAGCTTTGTGCTGGAGACGATCTAGACTTATCTATTAGATTCTTGAAGATGGGTAAGAAGCTTATATGTAACAAGAGTGTTTATTTGCATCACATAGGTCAGCAAACTGGGCGTAAGGTGCATCCTGAGACCTGGGATTCTGCGGAGATGCAGGAGACTAGTTATAATCAGTTAATTAGGAAGCATGGAGTAAAGGCTTGGTACCAAACCTATTGTGGAGGCTGGAATTTAGTTAAAAGTACCGTGAAAAGTTTAGAAGGAATGAGCGAAGATGATTGGCTAGAAGAGAGGATTAAGCCTTATAAAGGTAACGGAGCTGTGGGAATGAATGTAGGTTGTGGGAGTAGAGATGTGGATCTAGGGGAGTTAAGGCTTATAGATTTAGATATAGCCAAAACTGGAGAGTCAGGAGTGGGTGGAAGAAAGTTCTCTGGCGCTGAGCCGGAGATTGTTTCTAATGCTCTTAGTCTTCCTATACAGAATAATGGGTTAGATTTTATTATAGCTCTTCACTTGTTTGAGCATCTTGTAGATCCACTTGAAGCTTTGCAGGAGTGGAAGAGGGCTTTACGAGAGGACGGTCATTTATTCCTTTCTATTCCAGATCATAATAGAACTCCTACAACTATGCTAGATTGCAGTCATGTTCATGCCTACACACCGCTTAGTGTGTCTAGATTGTTAGAATCTGATGGCTGGGAAGTACATAATTGTGATAGCTTAAGCTGGGGGGTTATAGTTTGCGATGCTAGTCCTGGAAAGGAGGCTGAGTAATGCTTTCTCTAGGAGTTTTCTATAACGCAGAGATTCGTAATAATGGTACTCCTCGTAGAGTAACTGAGGCTTTACATAGAGCTGGTTATACAGACGCAGGTATGAAACGGTACAACAGGCCTCCGTATGATGATGAAGTTGCCTCTCATGACCTATACATAACCATAGATGATGGCCGGGACGACATAGAGTTTGTGCCGCCTAAGCCTAACGCCTGTTGGTTAGTAGATACACATCTTGGCTATGACTCTAGGCTTAAGTGGGCCAAGCAGTACGATACGGCCTTTGTGGCTCAGAAGCCAGCAGTAGAGAAGATGAAGCAAGATGGAGTCGAGAATGTGCATTGGCTCCCGTTGGCTTGTTTGCCTTGTGTAGATCCTAATCTAGCTGAAATGCGCCAGGCCGATATACTGGACGAGGTTCCTGAAAAGGATTGGGATGTATCCTTTGTAGGATTTATAAATAGAGGAATTGAGGGTGGTGGAGGGAATAATAGGATAGAGTATATAGACAGGATCTTTAGCGAGTTCCCGAACTCTTGGCTAGCTTTTAATAAGTTCTTTGAGGAAGCTGCTATTAGATCTGTAAGGTCTAGAGTTAGCTTTAATGTATCTATCCTAGATGATCTTAATATGCGCTTCTTTGAGACTATGAGCTATGGAACATGTCTAGTCACAAACCGGGATGTTGTGGGATGGGAGGATCTTGGCTTTGTAGATGGAGAGCATTTCCTAGGCTATGAAGGCGAAGAAGAAGCTATTGAGAAGATTCGATGGGCTTTAGATAATCCTATGGAGAGGGAAACTATAGCTAAAGAAGGTCATATTAAGGTTCGTGCAGAGCATACGTATGAACATAGGGTTAACCAGATGTTGGATACTATAGGAGTTTAAGAAATGGCTGTTAAATCAGATCAGAATACGGGTGCATGTACTGCTTACTTTAATGACGACGTGGCGGCCACGGACATATTGGTACAAGCTGGAGAGACTTTACTGTATAGTGTTAGCCTACATAATACTACTGCTGCGGATGCGTTCTTCCTATTGTATAACGCTGCTGCTGTCGCGGATGTGACTGTAGGCACTACCGCTGCGGACTATATTATTCCCAACGGTGCTAATGCTATAGTGAATATGAGCTTCTCTAAGCCTTTGCATTTTGCTAAGGGCTTAGTAATAGCCTCTACTACAGCTACTGGAGGATCTAGCGGAGCTGCCCAAGACGCCAGTCTTGGAATAGCTTAACTTTGTTGAATTTTTCCACTAAGGAGGATATGTAATGCCTGTGAGTATACTCCCTTCGGAGGAGAAGCTGGAAAAGAGTCAGAGTAGGGATATGACTAAGGGTGTCCCTGTAGCCTTTGATGCATCTGAAGAGGCCGTAGTGATGACCAAGTATGTGAGTATGGACCCTCATAGGGCGGATTTTAAGCCTGAGGGTGAATGGTTTGAGCAGATTACTTCAGATCTTGGAGGTAAGGGTAAGAGCCTTAGGATTACTGTAGAGGGGGATAATGGAGAGCCTAGGGGAGTTACTATTCATGATGGACTGATTATAGATATAGTTGGTACGTATAGTGGTATAGTGGGTATTGTGCCCGGCCAGCCTCCTATGACGGAAAGGCAGGCTGAGGACTTTACGGAGGCTAATGGAACTAGGATTCCTAGGTTTCAGAAGTGGGATTTTAGGGTTAAGGGTGTGTTGAAGACTAATGGTCCTCAGGCTAGAGAAGCGTTGCATAGGAACGAGGATCAGAAAGTAGCTGACTCTAAGGATGAGATGTTTAAGGCCTTTAAGGAAATGTTTTCGGCGGGCCAGCTTGCTATGAATAAGACGGGTGAGCTAGCTCCTAGCAGTGAATCTGTGCTAAAGGCGGGCATAAAGGCAACGGCTAAATGAGCGATTTTAAGGAACTAAAAGACACTGTCATACGTTACGCAGGGCAGGCTTCTGGAGGAGATTTTGAGAAGCTAGTTACTGTAACTATGAATGGGGTCTATAGACGATTGCTAGATATGTCTAGAGTTCCTCATGAGCATAGAGAGTTTTCTCTTACTACCGTGGCGAATACTAAGAAGTATGGAATGCCTTTGTATGTACGTAGAGTTACAAATATAGAGGATACTGATAATAAGAGATCTATTTGGGCTACGACTGATAGAGCCTACGATAAGGCTTACCCTGGGTATACTAGTACTGGAACGCCTAGTGAAGCTTTCGCATTGGGTGTGAGAGGAGTGCAAGCTTATCCAGCTAGTGATGGGACACTAAGTGTGGTGAGTGATGTGGCTACTGATACAGGGGCTAATTATAAAGTTAGAGTGACTGGGTTTAATACTAGTGGAGTGTTGGTAACTGAGCTAGTTACTATGGATGGTACTAATGCGGTGGACACTTCCAATAGCTACGATTCTACACTAGGCATTGAAAGAGTTACTAAGTCCCCTGCTTCAGGAATTACTTTTGCTGGAAATATAACAGTTAAGGATGATGATAGTAATACTATATCTATTATCCCTCCATGGTGGATGTCTCCTGACTACGAATGGATACAGTTTAGACCTATTCCTGGAGAGGCTGTAACCTATACAATTAGGGCTGAGATGCGAAAGCCTCCTTTGGTTAATGATACTGATTGGCCTGAGATTGATCAGGAGTATCATGACTTGTTAGTTTGGGGGACTACAAAGGATCTTCTTCCTGCATTAGGTAAAGGCCCTACTGGTGATAGACATAGAGCCACCTTTAAGGATAGAATGGGTGAGTTTCTAGCTTTTAAGGATCCTACAGAGAATCATATTTGGGTCTTTTCTAATGTTCAGTCTAATCCTATTAGAGCTCATAGAGGCCCTAGACCTTTGATTACTGGTGTAGATGTGATATGAGGAGGGTTTATGGATAGCTTAGCTATTAGCTCCCGTATTGCAGAGTCTGCTATGGTTGGGTTAATTAAGACTAATACTATGAGTGTACTTATAGTTCCTCATCCTACGGACGATGGATGGCAAGGACAGTTTAGTTTGAAGTGTAAGGGAATTCCTGATAGCGATGAAGGCAAGCAGTTTCTCATGGCCTTACTGATTAATACTTTAGACAGCATGGATTCTTGCGATGGCTGAACCTAGGGTAGGTGAAGAATCTGTAACTAGCCAAATCTTTCGGGTTAGGGGACAAAGGTCTAGGTGGAGATATCCAGATCAGAACCTTACACCTGAGAATTGCGAGATTCTTAGAGATGTAAATCTATCTGAACGTGGAGTAGCTAATAGCCGACCAGGTTATATAGCTTACAGCCCGGATCAGCTTAGTGGAGGCGAGGCTGTGGTAGGATTATTTGATCTGACTTTTAGTGGTGACTCTAATAAGAGAGTAGTTATCACTCCCACTAAAGTTTATACAGATACTGGTTCTGCTAGAGTAAATATTACTGGTACGGCTTTGTCTGGAGGGGCGGATAACAAGATTCATGGAGTGTTTATAAAAGATCAGTTTGTGTTTAGTAACTCTGTAAACACAGTACGGAAGTGGAATGGGAATGATAGTACTCCTACTAATACTTCCGACTTAACTACTGTGCCTTGGACTAAGGTTGATGGGTTATTCTTACATAAAAACTTATTAATGATTTGGGGACCCACTGAGAGTAGTACTAAGTATAATACTAGAATTAGATGGTGTGATATTAATAGGCAGACGTACGCAGTAGATATAAACACTTGGCCTGATACTAATAGGTATGAGATCTATGACGGTGGAACTCCTATAGTAGGCTGCGTAGACAACTGGGGGTTGGCTCTTATATTTAAGAGCGATGGTTTGTACCAGGGAGAGATTTTCTATGATCCTATAGGGCATATAGATTTCCGCCTTGGTAAGCCTATAAGAGGATTTTCTCCTATAGCTAGTAAGAGCTTAATTGCAAGACCAGAGTTTGTTTTTGGAGTGGCTCAGGAAGGGCTATTTATTATTAGGCCAGATTTGAGTTTTACTTTAGTTAGTTCTGATGACTCTACAGAATGGTTTAACCTGAATCAAGATAGGTTGCAGTATGCTCAGTCTTTCGTGTCTGAAAGGGATCATCAAGTAAGGACTATTATTTCTTCTAGTGGCAATACTAATAATCAAGATATAGTTTTAGTTTGGGACTGGGATACTGGAGACATTTGGATAGATAGGCCATCTCATAAGCTTAATTATGCAGAGAAGCTTCTAGTTAGTGGAGAAGAGTTTCATTGGACTGGGAGTTCTACAGGGTATTTATATCAAGGAAATAAGATTACCTATTTAGATGATGCAGGAACTGGTTATAACTGGCGTATTAAAATGAGTCCTAACGACCTAGGCCTGCCTGGTAGGCAGAAGCATATCCTTAACGTAAGGACTTTCCATAGGAGACGTGTTGGTCAGCAAGATATAAGCTTCACAGTTCATATAGATCAAGGCCGAGAACCTAGTGTTAATGGAACTCTAGCTGTTGCTCAAACTTCTAAATGGAATGCAGGACGAAAATGGAGTACTGGAGAATCTTGGCCTGGAGCTTCGGCCCGTGTTACGGACTTCTTTGTAGATAGAATGTGCGAGACTATGGCTCCCGAATGGGTAGGCCAAGGCCCATCTGGTATTGAGGGATATATAGTTGAATATATCCCCCTTGAAGGTTAATCTACTTTGTTGAAATATTCAACCAAGGAATTTAGCTATGGCTTCTATTGTTGACCCTTCGGTTGCGTTACCTGTTGCTGGAGATGACCAAGATGCTGAGCAGATAACTGACTGGATAAATGCTATTAAGTCGTTTGTGAATGGGTCTAATGCAGATGAGGAAAATGTAGATCTAACTGGAACGGATGGGATTGTTGGAAAGAGTACAGCTCAGACTATCACTGGCTTGAAGTCTTTTGTTAGTACTTCTGCTGCAGCTGGTGGAGTTAGGGAGGTTATGCAATTAGGCTTAAATCCTTCCACAGGAACTCCAGCGGCTAATGATGGTGGTAGGGTAGTGCTGTATGCGGACGACGTAGGGGGTGGGGAGAGTGATATAGCCTATATTGACTGGGTTGTAACCACAGCGACGGCTGGTAGTGAGGTTGGGAGGTTGGATTTTTATGTGGCTGCTAGTGGGGCCCCTGTGTCTCAGGTACAGATTTTAGATGGGAGTTTTATTCCTACTACTGATAGTGACGTAAGTTTAGGAATTACAGGGACTAGATGGAGTAACTTGTTTGTAGATGCTGCAACTATAACTGGAAATCTCAGTGTGGGAGGAGATTTTGATGTAACGGGAAGTTTTGATATGAGTGATGCTGATATTACTAATATCGGAAGCATCGCTCTTGATACTATTACGAATGACGGCACGGATATTACGTTGGATTCAAGCGGTGATATTGTTCTTGACGCTGATGGGGCAGATATATTTTTCAAAGATGCCGGTACGACATTTGGTAGTGCTACAAATACTTCCGGTAATCTTATCATAAAATCTGGAACAACTACTGCTCTTACTTTTAGTGGGGCTAACGCAACCCTTGCAGGAACACTTGGTTCCGGAGCAATTACTTCAACAGGTGTTATAACAGGAACAGGCTTTACTATTGGTAGTGCAGTTATTAATGAAGCAGATCTTGAACAAATAGATGATTTAACTGCTGGAACAGTAGTAGCAAGCAAAGCAGTAGTTGTTGATAGTAATAAAGATGTAGGCACTATTAGAAATTTAACTATTGATGGTACTTTTAGTGACGGCAATTATACATTTGATACTAGCGGTAATGTTACTGGGTTAGGAACAATAGGCTCAGGTAATATTACTTCAACAGGAACAGTTCAAGGTACAACCATTACAGCGACTACTGCTTTCGTGCCGGATGCTTCAGATGGGGCAGCCCTTGGTACGTCTTCTCTAGAGTTTAGTGATTTATTCCTTGCAGATGGAGCAGTTATAAATTTCGGTGATGATCAAGATATTACACTTACTCATTCTGCTGATGCAGGACTAACTACAAATGGTACTTTCCAGGCGACTACAATTACAGCCACTACTGCATTTGTTCCAGACGCTTCAGACGGAGCAGCACTTGGCACAAGTTCATTAGAATTTAGTGATCTATTTCTAGCAGACGGCGCTGTCATTAATTTTGGAGATGACCAAGATATAACATTAACACACTCAGCCGATGCTGGATTAACAACTAATGGTACTTTCCAAGCAACGACTATAACAGCTACGACGGCTTTTGTGCCTGATGCATCTGATGGCGCTGCTTTAGGTACAACCGCATTAGAATTCTCAGATTTATTCTTGGCTGATGGAGCAGTTATAAACTTTGGTGATGACCAAGATGTATCATTAACGCATGTTGCTGACGCAGGTTTATTACTATCTAGTACAGATCAACTACAATTTGGGGATAGCGGTACTTATATATTCCAAAGCGCAGACGGTGTTCTAGACTTAGTATCAGACACAGAGATTGAAATCAACGCAACGACTATTGATATTAATGGTGCTGTTGCGATGGATGGAGCAATGTCAGGTGGTACTAATATTACTATTAGTGGTGAGCTAGATGCTGCTACGCTTGATATATCAGGGAATGCTGATATTGACGGCACCACCAACCTGGATGCTGTTGACATCGATGGTGTAGTGCAGGTTGATGCTACTATTACCGTGGGAGTGAATGATACCGGTTATGATGTGAAGTTTTTTGGAGCAACTGATGGTGCATACATGCTCTGGGATGAGAGTGCCGACGATCTGAAGCTGGTAGGTGCCGCAGGTCTTACGGTGGCGGGGACTTCGGCCCTGTCAGTAACTACAGCTACGGCTTTAACTGTTGATGATGTAGCTATTGATGGTAAAGTTGTAACCATGACGGGTTCAAGCAGTGATACAGCAGTATTTACAGCAGGAACTAATGGAACCCTTAGTATTGTAACAACTGATGCGGCAGCAGCAGCAGCTAATATCCAAATAACCGCAGATGGAACGGCAGAATTAGCAGGTACGACAGTCACCTTAGATTCTGCCGGTGATATAGAGTTAGAGGCAACGAATGATGTTATTATACCT